AATTTTGCTTTTTTACCTCAAATAGGTGCCCAAGTACTCGCAATGCAGGCTCATAAAAAGATTGGATTTCACTTTGCTGACGAGAATCTTTGATTTGCTGAAAGCTATTCATGACACCTCCGCTAATGCTTGCTCAGCTTTTGTTAGGCGGCGTTTAGCGTTGAGCTCTGCTACTGTTGCTGTGCGGATTTCTTTTGAAGAAACCAGAATCAAATGATTCTCTGATTTGATGGTCCATAAACTAGTCAAAGTTTTGTTTTTAACTTCAAACAAATCATTTGATTTAAAAGTACGGCACTCTTCAGTAAGCACCACCATATCACCCACTAAAAACTCTAGATCGTTGCTATTCATTGATTGATTTGATAAATTAGTTTTATTCATTTGATTCACCTCGACTGAATGCCTAAAAGCCTGATCTTGACCATCAGGCTTTTTTAATTTCTAAAATATGTGAATCTGGGTTTAATCCAACTTTCCCGCGTATGCCCAGACGCTCCCTCTTCTGCCTATTTTTATCTGCTCTTTCAAGCATTAAGCTAACTTCATGATATTCACCCATAAGGGCTTTTTCTAAGAGGACTACAGCTTGATGCGCATACTCATTGCCACGGACATCCGCGATCAATCTCAAACGCTCCATCATGTCTGGAAGCATCTTCAATCTAAGGTCTTCTTTTTCGAGGCTCATGAAAAATTCCTTATTCAGCAACGGCTTTGTGTTTTAGTGGCACTTTTCCTTCGGCTAAATCGCGAATTTGGTACTCGCGGGCTAATGGGATTTTTTCTTCAGGCCACTGATAAACCGCAGAAGGCTCAATACCTAACAATCCGGCTAATTCAACCCCATTCACCCCAAGCAAGTTAAATGCTTCTTGTTTAGTCATAATCACACCAAAAGTAAGATTTCTTATCATTAAATCAAAGAAAACTTATGAAAGCAATATGTAAGATAACTTATATGAAGACAGATACTATTGGTCAGCGCATACGTGCGCTTAGACGTGCAAAAAAATTAACTCAAATGCAATTAGCTAAAATTGCAGGAGTAAGTTCGCCCGCTGTAACTGAATGGGAAAAAGATAGCTATTTACCGAAAGCTGCTTCATTAGAGGCTATGGCAAATGCATTTGGAGTTACGACAGAATATATATTAACTGGCAAAGGTGAATTTCCTGATCAGGAGTCAACTAATGTAGCTCCTGTACAAGCACGCATGGCCCCAGTTCTCTCATGGGTTCAAGCGGGAAACTTTACTAATGTTGAATCTGTTGATATGTCTCAAGTGACAGAATGGTTCCCTTTACCTGAAGATTGCGATAAATGCTTTTATTTAAAAGTTCGCGGTGTAAGTAATGAACCAGATTTTATTGAGGGTGATTATATTGTTGTAGACCCAACAGTTTATTATTCGGATATGCAATCTGGAGATATTATTGTTGTTCGAAAAGATAAAGATGCGACATTTAAAAAATTAGTAATTGAATCAGATGGATCTCGTTTTTTACAAGCATTAAATCCTAACTTTCATCCCAATATCATTCCCATAGATGAAGATTGTTATTTTATTGGTCAAGTTATTGACTCTATGAGATATACATATCGAGGAAAAAGAAGAGTACGTAAAAGTTAAAAATGAAAAGTTTAAAGTTATATTCAATTCTATATTTTTTGCCCATTATTAGTTTAATAGGTTGTAAAGGACCCATTAGCCAAGCTGAATATGACGCTATGGTTTTCGAAAAGGATGCAAAAATTGCTGAACTTGAAGAAAAAGTTGCACAGTTAGAAGAGCATATAGTTAATTTAGAAACAAAAACAGAGGAAGTTAATGATCAATTTGAAAGACTAGAGAATGAGAATTGGCGCGATGTAGTTCCTGATGCGGATAATGCTCTTGAAAATTTAAATAGTGAAATAGAAAACAATCCAAATTCAAATTATTAGGCTTAACAACTTTAAAATTACTAGCAAAAAATATAAGGAATTTATTTTGATACTTAATAGAGAATTGCAACTAAAGTTATTAAAAAAGATGAGTTCAGCTTATCCTAATTTCTATGATTTTAATAAAGAATATAATCGCGAAACTGTTGAATATGATGCAGCTATTGCTAATTTATACTACCTAATGCAGCACAAACTTGTAGAACCCAATAGTGTAATCGTTTCGACATCTATCGGGGATAAAGGTATTAAAAAATTTCAATTTGGCAGTTCCACAATCAACCAGAATGGGCTGGATTTTCTGGCTGATGATGGCGGCTTATCTGCAATTCTCGGGGTTGTGACTGTTAAATTTGAAGCCGTTCAACTGAAAGCTATTCTTGAATCTAAAATTATGGCAGCCGACTTACCGCCTGCTGATAAGCACAAATTGATTGATGGGCTTCGATCGCTTTCTGGCGAGAGTATAAAACACCTGACAACGAAAATTGTGGATTTGGGTTGGGATAATCTAGGGACACTAATTCGGATAATTCAAAGCAGCCTTTCCTAGCTATTTTTTTAAACTTTAGAAATCCAATTAGTTTGGTGTAATTGCCAACTGGCACATAGAACTCATCGCATTCTAAAGGTATATCTTCAAAATAAATTTGAGTAGAGTTCGAAAAGAGCCTGTTTTTAATAAATATTAAATTTTCGATTATCATATACACCTAAACTGTGAACCCGACACAGCACTTCAAAACTTATCGGGCGGAGAAGAATCTATGACAATTTACTCAGTAACTTATGATCTTATTAAATCTAAAGACTATGCAAAAATGATAGATGGTATTAGAAAAGTTTCAGGAGACAACTGGGCTAGACCTACCAAGTCACAATGGATTATTTATTCAAATAAAACAGCTGGTCAGATCAGAGATTTCCTAAAAGATTATATGGATGCCGATGATGTTTTATTTGTAATTGAAGTTAAAACTAACAATTGGGGATCATGGAACATACCTAAAGATGTGGCTGGTTGGCTGAATTCATAAATCTAGAACCACATATTCTTATCTCCTCATCAAAGTCTTTTTGTGCTTTTAAAATATCATTAAGTTGGGATTGATATCCTTCCACATTAGCCTCTTCAATTAATGTGTAGGTGCATCCCATAATCTGCACTTTTGCGCCTTTAGGAATAAGTGCTATTTCTTTCATAACAAACTCCATCGAACCCACCGTCCAAGTGGGTTTTCTTTAAACTATTAAAACACAGGAATAAGTTTTCTTAAAATAAAATTTAAGATTACTTATTTTTATATTGACTAAAAAACTAAGTTTTCTTATATTTGTCTCACGAACAACAAAAAGCCCCGAAACTTTGGACGGCGACGGGGCTTTGCATAACGCGAGGCAAGTATGAAACAAAACCCTATTCCTAGTCAAACCACATCACGCTTATATCAACACCCTACTGTTGAAGAACAGCGCCCTTCTCGTTTCGCCACTATTAAAGCCAATGCAATCGACTTTATTAAGTTTATTGCCCTCTCATTCATTCTTTGGGTCATTGCTATAACTGCAGCATCTTGGATGATGGGAGGCTAATCATGAATGCTCAATTCAAACCACATCCAGATGGTATTAAAGCCTATATCGGCCATGACCGCTTAACAGATCTCTACTCTGTACGTATCGGGTGGACTGTTTATGCAGCTAATGCAAACGGCAGTGTGCTGTACACCGTAAAAGGCGAAGTGAAAACTCCTTTAAATGTCGAAGAGTTTAAGGCAAAGCGCCCTAAGGTTTACGCAAGCTTAATGAATGAAATTAGCTTCCAGCGCAAAAAAGCATTAGCAACTGCCCTAGAACTTAACAACATCCCTTCATATGACCGCAAAGCTTATAAGAAGAAGCGCGGCTTTACTGGTTCAAAATAAGGATAAGAAAAATGGCTCTACCGATTATTACTGCTGACCAAACTTTATTGGTTCAAGCAATTATTGTGTATCTATACGCTGATCCGGGTTTGGGTAAATCATCAATGGGCTTTACTGCGGAAAAAGCAATTTCTTTTGACTTTGACCGTGGAGCTCACCGTACTGGTGAATTACGTCGTGGCGCGGTTGTGCAGGTTCAACAATGGAGTGATGTAGCAAACCTGACTCCTCAAGAATTAACACCTTATAAAACTGTAATCATTGATACCGTTGGCGCAATGCTTGAATGCATTAAAACCCATCTATTGCTAACCGCTAATAACCGTCAAAAAGATGGCTCTTTAAAGTTAAAGGCTCAAGGTTTAGCGAATCAAACCTTCAAGCAGTACATCAACACTTTAATCAGTCTAGGTAAAGATGTCGTTTTCATTGCCCATGCTTCAGAAGATCAAAACGGTGATCAAATTATTTACCGACCAGATCTAGGAGGTAAAAACCGTAATGAGCTTTATCGTATTGCAGACATTATGGGCTATCTAACAACCGTTACGACAAGTGAAGGTAAAAATGCCCGTGTAATCAGTTTCAAACCTTCTCCTACTCACCACGCGAAAAACTCAGGTGCATTAGGTGGTGAAACTGGTGAGGTATGGGTTCCGGATCTTAAATCTCATCCAACTTTCTTAGCTGATCTTATCGCTCAAGCTAAGGACCACATCAACACTTTAACACCGGCACAACTTGCTGCAGCTAAAGCTCAAGAAGAGTTAGAAAATTGGAAACAAAGCTGTGAAGAAGCTGAACATGCTGGTGATCTAAATCAATTAACTGAGTCGCTTGATAAAGAACAAATGTATTACCAGAACATGCGACAAGCAATGTTAATGAGAGCTAAAGCATTGAATTGCACGTTTGATAAACAACGTGGCACTTGGATTAGTCCACCAGAATTTAACGGTATCTCAGATCAACAAAGAGATGAACTTCAAAACTTTATTGCTGAACGTGGCCTCGATGTGAAAACAGTATGTGAACACTTCGGTATTGATGCACTTACTCAAATTGAAGCGGCAAAACTTACGGCAGTTAAACAAGACATTGAAACTTTAGCAAAAACGGGAATGACAGCATGAATAATATAATTACAGCTTCAGAAGCTTTTGATGCTCTTCTAAATGGCTTCAAGGTTCTATGTAGACCAGTGGGTGACATGCTGGAATTTTCGGAATTAGACCAATTCCCTGCAACCATCTTTGCTAAATCTGGCTATGAATTCTGCATCAAACTTGAAACTATTGAATTGGCAGGCATTACCTTCACTAGACCATTGACAATTGATGAGTATAAAGAGGGTCAGGATGTTTTTGTAATTAATACATATTTACCTTCCATTTATATTGTTGGATTTAAAACCTCTGCACTCATTGAGGCTATTAATAGTGGTTTTGTGCAGCGTGATGCAGAAAATGCCAAGCTTCAATTAAAAGCTATTTCAAAAGCACTCGGTTATGAAATAAATAATGATCTTAGTGTTATTCGTCTTGGTGATGAGCCTAAAAAACAAAGAGGCAAAAAAACAAAAGCTGAAAAGACTAGTGAAGTTATTCCTGCAGAAACTCAGCCTGCAATTGTTATTACTGAACAAACTAATGTCACCACTTCTAAGGACAAGTTAGTTCCAGATACTAATGACCCGATATTAGATCCTGAATATCAAAAAAACCTTGATACCCTTCTGCAACGAGTTAGGGAATCAAAAACTCCTGACGAAGTGAATGCAGTTTATCGCTATACCCGTACGTGGTCAGATAAACAAATGGAACCTCTTTTATTGGCTACTCACAAACGACTTGAAGAGTTGGAAAAAGAAAAGTCTCCTTCAGGTGAACCACCTTCTCTAATGGTTCAGATCCAAAATGCCCCAGATCTTACTACCTTGGATGCACTTGAAATTGATGTGGCTGCACGAGATCCACAGATTCAACCGAAGCTTATGGGGTATGTGAGAAAACGCCGCTTCGAGTTAGAGAATCCAGCAGGTTCTCAACCAGATGCTGAACCTGATTACTTACTGGAGGAGCCTTTCTAATGTCGAAACAGACTACTCCAGAGTTTCTTTTCGAACCAAAGCTGCTACCCCAGCAGCTTTTCGAGAAATTCATTGTTTTCAATGTTAACGCTGGTTATCGCGGAAGAGGCACACCGCACGGCGTGAACCTGATTAAAGGCAATAAAGCTACCCTCACCTTGACTGATAAGGGTGTGATGAACAAAGCAGCTCAAGAGCGCTACAAGTTAATGCTGTTGAAGTATTTCAAAGAAGGTCGCTCAGCAATGGATGAGCTTAATCATGAAGTTAAACGTATTTATAAAATGGTGGCGTGAATGATTAATTTGAATAAGGAAAGAGAGGCTTTTCTAAATACCTTCCAATATTACAAAGGAAGAAGAGACATTATTTTTAGTCATGAGCATGAACTGTTTATGACTAGATCAAACAATCCTTCTGAAGTTGCTCAAAAAGAAATAAGCAACATGAATAGCCGTTGGGATGCTTGGCTTAGATGTGCAAAGCATCGTGATGCAGAGCTAGAAAAAGCCAAAGCTCAGGCGGTGCCTTCATGGATTAGTGTTAAGGATGAAGAGCCACCAATAGATACCATGGTTTTAATTTGTTGGTCTGACTCACCTGAGGTTCAACCAGAAATTGACTACATGACTTGTGATGAAGAAATTAATCACTATTGGGCAAATTTTGAGAGAGATCCACCAACTCATTGGATGTACTTTCATAAAGTGCCAAGTGAATCGGGAGCTGAGGGATGATTGACTTTATTGAGGATGCTGAACGTCAGTATGAAAACTATTGTGATCTTGCTGAGGAATATGGATTTTTAGATCGTGAAGCAGCTCGAAGTGGATTTAGATGCACATCTAAAAAAAGTGAATTTAACGCAGGTTGGATAGCTTGGAATGGTGCAATAGCGAGTTGTCGCGATGAGTTTTATAGACTTAAGGCGAGAATTGCAGAATTAGAAGTTAAAGCGGAAAGTAAGGAGAGATAAAGTGGATAAATATCTGACATCCAATAGTGTGTGTGAGATGTTTCATATTACTAAGCGCACTTTAAATCGCTGGGAAGAAAGAACCCCTTGGGGCATTCCTTTTCCTGCGCCTGCTTTTGGTTCAGAAGGCGGAACAATGAAACGATATCTCACTTCTGATGTGATTGAGTGGGAAAATGAATGCCAAAAGAAAGAACAGTTAAAGAAAGCAATATAAGTAATATAGAAGCTAACAATCAGCAAACTTGATG